CAGCACCAACATATACCAAAACATACACACAAGGATCATATATCCTTCAAGATGGATATTAAAAACCATAAATACTATAAAACATAAAGAGGAAATAACAAATGACAATAAATGCAAGTTCATATTTTAGACCATGTGATTGTGAAGGTGGGGTAGTTGAAGTAGATACTACTATCTATTTAGCACCTTCTGCATCAGCAAATTCACCAACTGGTGTTATCGGTTCTGATACAACTGGCGATGGAACAGAATCAAGACCCTTTTTCAGTATTAAAAGGGCTATGGAATATCTTGAAGATTATAGAATTAAGGTTGGTGCTTATGTTACTATTAGAGGTCTTCCTGGTGTATATAATTATACAGAACAACATGCTGTAGAAGTTAAACATAAAGATTCCAAATTTATTAAAGTTGAATTTGATATGTTAGAATCAGGATATTATCTTAATACTATCATAGATGATAGTCAATCTATTGTTATAGATGATAGTAATTATGATTCTGCGACAGGAACAGGATATATAATAGTAACATTTTATGTTGATGATATTGGTTCTGGTTATAATCAAATTCAAGCCGGTGATTGTATTAAGTTATCAACAACGGATCACAATACATATAATACATTCGAAAGATGTTCTTGGAATGGGTATCATTTGGTTACATCAGTAGATGTGCCTAACAAAAAAGTTAGTGTGGTTATGAAATATTATGGATATTATACTAATTCATTTCATAATCAAATATTTCCGAGCTTGCCTCAACCACAGTATGACAATATTCATGTATATAAATATTCTACGCGTGTTAATATAGATATAGGTAATACATCACTACTTAAAAACGGGTATTTCTTTTATTCTGAATTTGGTTTTGGTAGTATGCAAATAAATGCTATAAATAAAGATCATTGGAACCCACTTAATTCCACATCAAGAAATTATCATTTTATTTATATATATGATGGTGTAATTAATGATGTTATATTAAATCTTAATGGTTTTAATACAGGTGCATATTTTATTAATCTATTATGCAATTTTGATGATTCTGATATAGACAAACTTTTTAGTTCTTTTACTTCATGCAATACTGGCATGTTTTTTAGTCAATCTAAAGTCACTATAAGAAAAATAACTTGTGATCATGGATCTGTCGGCTTGTATTTTAATGCATCTTCAGTTAAATTCAGAAGTGATACAAGGGTATCATCGTTTATTAATCATAGTGGTAATGGAATAATATTAGAATCGTCAAGTTTTGGTTCAGATGTTAGTTATGATCAACCAAAAAAGATATTATCAGGATATAATGCATCTGGATTCGGTATTCGTGATAATTCAAGTGCTGTACTTAGAGGTGTCTTTATCGGTTTTTGTTATTACGGACATCTTATTAGAAAATCAATCATAAGAACATTTACAGCTTCTTCTGATGATCTTACTGGTAAAACAAATCAACGAATAACTAATTGTTATTTTGGTGTGTATTTATATGAAGGAGCGAGTGGATTTATTCGTAATCAGGATATAATACACTGTGATGCTGATGCTATATATTCGGCCAATTCGGCTATAGAATGTTCTGTATATAACACATATATATATCAATGTAAAAGACTTCTTTACGCTTATAGAAGTACCATTAAAATAGATAATGTATTAGTAACAGATTGTACTACTGATGGTATATATGCTGCTCAATCATACATGGAAGTTACAAATTCGGAAATAAAAGATTGTACTTATAAAGGTGTATATTTTCTTGAATCTCAAGGAAGGATTCAAAATTGTGATATCCATGATAATGATAAAGGTATATATGTTAAAACAAGTATAGTACGATTTACTAACAATGGGAGTTATAATATTCAAAATAATAGTACATATAATATAGAATGTTATGCCGGTGGGCAAATTCAAATTTATACTGATAATAATATCACAAATGTACATCCTGCCGCAAATTCATCTCCTTCTACGAATGGTTACAATTCGATGAATTATATTGGTATGACTGTATATTAATTATAAATACATTAAAAATAATGACTTAATATGTTTAACTTTTTTAAGAAAAAACAACCTCTAACAGAGGAAACCAAAGCCTTCAAAAATAAGGGTAAAGAAGGTGTATCTAAAAAATTCATTGAAAACACTCGCGGTGAAGGTTTTGATGATGTTCTTGATATCGGTTATGGTAAGGAAACTGTAGGTAATTTCAATTCTTTTTATAAGAATTTTATCAATACACAATTTGCTTCCAAAAGATCCAAGATACAGAATTATAGAGTAATGGCTGATATGCCAGAAATATCATCCATTATAGAAGATATTTGTATTGAATCAACCCAAGAAAATCAAAATGGTAAAATTCTTGAATTAGATATTCTTAATCAGGAACTTGAATCTAATGAAAATACTGTAAAGAATATCCAAATGGAATTTGATGAACTGTTCCATAAAAATCTTAGAATTAATGATAATATTATTGATTTTGTAAGAACTTATTATATTGATGCTGAGTTGTATCTTGAACGGGTTATTAATACAGGAAAATCAAGTCTTGGTATTCTTAAACTTAAAAGGTTGCCTACCGAAACGATGGATTATTTGATTGATTCTAATACTGGTAGAATATCCGCATTTCTTCAATATAAAAAGACAGAAGTCAAAGCCCCAGCCAATGTAGAAGAAGCGTTACAAAATGATGATATAATCGTATTTTACCCCGAACAAATATCATATATTGATTATGGCATTTATGCCGGAACCAGAAAAAATGTAATTGGTTATCTTGAAAAAGCTAAACAACCATTCAATCAACTTAAATTGATTGAAACCAGTATTGTTATATACAGAATTGTTCGTTCACCTGAACGTCTTGTATTTAATATTGATACGGGTGCGATGCCAAAAGATAAAGCTATTAAGTTTGTTGAAAAAATCAAACAAAAGATGGCCCAAAAAGTTGAGTTCGATTCTCAAACTGGAACGCTTAGAAATCAACCAAATATTACCAGTTTAATTGAAAATTATTTCTTACCACAATCATCTGATGGTAGGGGTTCAAGTATCAGCTCCGTTGGTGGTAATCCATCAGGATTTTCCGAACTTGATGATCTATATTATTTTGCGAGAAAATTATATATAGCCCTTAAATACCCTATTTCCAGAATTATCAATGCCGAGGAAAGAAGACCGGGTGATACTTTGTTTATGGGATCACAAACAGGTGAAATAACCATAGACGAGATTAGATGGGCGAAGTTTCTGGAAAGACATCAAATGAAATTTTGTCAGATGTTTACAGAATTATTTCTTGTGCATCTTGAGTTCAAGGGATTGAAGAAAGAATATGAGCTTTCTATAAATGATCTTAATGTGGTAATGACACCACCAAATGAGTATAAAGCTCAAATGGAACAGGCATTGCTTGAAACAAGGATGAATAATTATAATAATTTATCAAATAACCAAGAGTTCAGCAAAACATTCTTGATGAAAGAATATCTTGGGTGGGATGATGATATGGTTAAAGCTAATGCCCAAGGGTTTAAGGATGATGAAAAATACTTACCTAAAGATGAAGGTTATTAACCTGTAATCTTGCCTCACTGACACCCCAATACTTTTATTAGTATTGGGGTATTTTATTGCATAAATGTGTATTTTTGTCAGAAATATATAAATACACATAGATATAACAATTAAAGGAGATTTTAACATGGATAAAGATAAAATTGTACAAGCGTTTGATAAATTTGTGGATGATAAATATGCAGAATCAGAAGAAATTCTTAGACAAGAAATTAAATCAGCTATTAATGATCATTTAAAAGATAAACTCGAACTTGAGGATGATCCAATTCCTACGGAAACAAATAATGATGTTGATGATTCTGATGATGATTCGGATGACGAATAATCCACAAATCCATAAGGGGATATTATGAAAGAATTAAAACTTATAACAGAAACAAGTTCCGTAATTGAATTATGGGAAAGCAAATCAAAAACACCTTACATGATTGGTATTTTTGCATCGGCAGAGACAAAAAATGCAAATGGTCGTGTATATGATAAATCAGTTCTTGAAAGAGAAGTAGATAGATTTATCCGTGAAAAAGTAAACACTAAATCAGCATGGGGTGAACTTGGCCATCCCGATACATCCGATATCAACCTTGATAACATTGCAATGATTATTGAGTCATTAGAATGGAAAGGGAATGATGTTTATGGAAAAGCAAAAATACTTGATACACCAAAAGGACAGATTCTTAAAACTCTTGTGAAAGAAGGTAATATTGGTGTTAGCACTCGTGGCCTTGGAACAGTAAACGAATCTGGAAGAGTGAATGAAGATTATACTCTTATCACTATTGATGCCGTTTCTGATGCTTCAAATCCTGGCAGTAGATTTGTAAATGGTATTCTTGAAGGCAAAACATTTACACTCCCGGAAAAAGATTTATCTATTGATGAAGCACGAGAAAGGCTATTACATTATCAAAAAAATCTAATTAATGAAATTATTAAGAGTATCTAATGGATACACTTTAATTCAAGTATTTCGGTATATTTAGTTATTTTCTACTATTGTTGAAATACACTGATAAATATACATAAGAAATAAAGAATGGTTAATGGGGACAATCCAGTGAAAAACCCATGAAAATTTTAGAGAGGTTTCAATAAAATGGATAAAATTTTTGAAATGCTTGGAGTTGAAAAACTTGACGAGTCTAAGCAGACAGAACTAAAAGAAACCTTACGAACAGTAATCGAATTGAAAGCTCAAGAAATTGCTGAGAGTAAGGTAGATGCTCTTGTTGAGGAAAAGAAACAAGAGTTGGTAGAACAGTATGAAGAGAAATTCAATTCATACAAGGATAGTATTACATCCAAGTTCTCAAACTTCGTAGACAATGTGCTCGATGAGGAAATGATTATTCCTGAGAATGTACTAAAATATGCTAAACTTGGTGAACTTTATCATGATCTTATCGAACAATTCAAGATGAGATTGGCTATTGATGAAGGTATGATTTCAGAAGAAGTGAGAGAAATGCTTAAGGAAGCACGTGACGAGATTGTTACACTTAGAGAATCAATTGATGAAAGCACAGGTAAGGTTCTTGAACTTGAACAAGATGCTTCTGAAATGGCCGCTCAACTTTATATCCGTCAAAAGTGTGATGGATTGACAGAATCACAAAAGAAGAAAGTAATTGATCTTCTTGGTGATGAAGTAATTAAAGAAAATATTGATTCAAAATTTGAAACTATTGTTGAATCACTTAATCTTTTGAAAGAAGAAGATGATGACGATAGTGATGATGAAGGTTCCTCAACTGATCGCGATGGTGACGGTGATGGAGTTTTTGAAGCTGTATGTACAGAATGTGGCAACAAAGAATCCGTTAAAGAGGGTGATGATATGAAATGCCCCGAATGTGGTGGCAAGATGAAGAAAGCAACCGATAAAAAGGTTGACGAATCAAAAAAGACTTTGAATGAGTCAAATGCGTGGGAACTTCACAAAAACATTTGGCTTGACGCTTTAAAGTCTGAATAATAAGGAGAAAAATAATGGAAAAGATTGATGTAAAAGCTTTGGTTAATAAATGGGGTGACGTTCTTAAAGAAGGTTCCAACATTAAAACCAAACATATCGAAAAAATTACAGCTATTATGTTGGAGAACGAACTTAGTTATCTAACAAATGGCAAGATGTTGTCAGAGGGTACAACTTGGAGTCCAACCCCTGATGAGCCACAGGGTGCAATAAACTATCAGAACGCTGGTGATGCTGATTTCTATAAAATCGCTATTCCAATGGTTCGTAGAACATTCCCTAACCTTTTGGCCCATGAAGTAGTTGGTGTTCAACCTCTTACTGGACCTGTTGGTTTGGCTTTTGCTCTTCGTTATAGAGCTGACCAAACATATGCAGGTGCAAGAGGAACAGAAGTTGGTTATAACACCATTGATCCTTACTACTCTGGTAATCCTGCAACTTCTGCAGCATTTACAAGAGCTGAAGGTGAAGCACTTGGTTCTAATGCAGTTCCAGATGTAGGAACTCCACCAAATGAGTTTCCGGGAACTACAGGTGGCCTTGGAATTGGAAACGGATCTGGTATTCGTGAACTTTCCATGACACTTGAAAAAGCTCAAGTGGAAGCTGGAACCAGAAAACTTAAAAGTCGTTGGTCAGTAGAAGTTGCCCAAGACTTGAGAGCGATGCATGGTCTTAATCTTGAAGAAGAAATGATGGATGTTCTCGCATACGAGATCACCGCTGAAATTGACCGTGAACTTATCGCCAAAATCAAGGGTGCTGCTGATCTTAACGCATCTTCACAGACAGTTAATTATCAAACTGATCTTGATGGTCGTTGGGAAGCTGAGAAATATAGAAATATCTATAATCTTCTTATCAGAAAGTCCAACCAAATCGCCATTGACACTCGTAGAGGTGCTGGTAACTTCGTAATTGCTTCACCAACCATGTGTGCAGCCCTTGAAGCTACTTCGGCATTCACTGTTTGGCCTACCAATGAAGATATTAACACCGCTACAACTGGTGTAGCTAAAGTTGGTTCTCTTGATGGTCGTATGATGGTTTATCGTGATACCTTCGCTACTGTTGATGATGTAGTTGTTGGTTATAAGGGTGCATCTTCATATGATACAGGTATCGTATATCTTCCATACATTCAGTTGATGGTAAGTAAAGCTACCTATGAAGATAGTTTCCAACCATCCGTAGGTCTTATGAGTAGATACGCTATTCATGAACACTTGTTCGGAGCCCAGAATTACTACATTCGTGTTCAATTTTCTAACATGAATACTCCGTAATCCAGGCGCTTATATAGTATAATATGAACCCTTACCAGAAATGGTAAGGGTTTTTTAATGCCTAATACATAAATAATAGTAAATGTGAGGTTTATTATGAACGAAAAATATAAAGAAGATAGATCTGATCCACAAATGAATGTAGATATATTAAATGCGGAATTTAATATAGAACCACCTAACAATCTTGATAAACAGATTCAAGAAGTTCAAGAAATGCGAAAAGAACTTAAAGAGCTTGAAGATGATATGCCAGATGTTGATAACATTATACTTGATAATATAGACAGGGCAAATAGGATACTTGATAAAATAGAATCAGATATTATGAACGGGGACCATTCAGCCAGACTTATTGAAGTTGTTGGTCAACTTATAAATGCGGTAACAAGTGCTGCTACCAGTATAACAGGAATATCATATAATCAACAAGTTATAGATAATAAAAATAGGGCTCTTGATATCAAAGAAAAACAATTGGCAGTGAGAGAGATTACTAAGGGTGCCGAAAATGTAAATATAACCAATAATAATTTGGTTATGACAAGAGAAGATTTATTGAAAATGTTGGATGAGTAGGAAATACCCCCACTCATCCTTAGATTAAATTAACATTTACCAGCAAAATGTGATTTACAAGAACATCCTGATGAATATAGTGGAAGGCTATTTGATCCATATCCGCCAGGTGGATTTTGAATACATTGAAGGATACCAGTAGATGCTTCATCACCACTGGTTCCTTGTGTTCCTGCCTCACCACCTTCTCCTTCCTCTGGAACTTCTGAACAATCACCTGTAGGGCAACTTGCATCAATATTACCACCTGTCATAGTATTATTATTTCCAGTAGTAGTATTCTGTGATGCAGATTTATAAGAGTCATTAACAACTTTATTATCATGACCTGAAATAGTGTTATGTACACCTGCTCCTGCCATTCCAGCAATCGCTACGTCAGTAAGGTTATTAGATTGTGCAATTCCTGCCCAAATAGCACCAATACCAAGAATAGCCCCGGTTGAATTTTTAACCGCTTCACCGAATGTTTCAGGTGCCTTGATTGGTTGTAATGCCATTTGTCTTTCTTTTCCGGCCGCCAATGCTTTTGCCATTGTTCTTTGATTTTCCATATTCATCAGAAGAATGGGAATTAAAACATCATCTGTTTTATCCTTTGTTTGTGCAGCTGCAGATAAAGATGTTTGAAACAATCTCGCCATGTGTTCTTCGTGTCTTTGTTCATCTAACATTTTTTCGTGTTCATGTTGCAAGTTCATTTGGTATATAAGAGTATTTTGTTTTTCCATGGCTGTATAATACTCTTTTTGACCACATCCTGCTAATAACAGGGACATTATTGCAACAGAGACTAATAATTTAATACTTTTTTTCATAAGACGCCTCCATTTGTTTAAGTATACTTACCTATATTTATGGTAAAATACATTATTTTGAAGCCATCCTATCAAGAATTTTATTTATATTATTTTCAAATACTTGTAAAGAACTATTATTTTCACATATTAAATCGTAATTAAAATCTTCTACCATAGAATCAGATTTATGGTTTTTCTCGGATTCATCACGTTGAACAAATATACTATGAAATTCTAAAAATTTATTATCTTCACAATAATTTTTTATTTGTTGTATCTCTTCTGGTTCTCTTATATGAAGAAATACAAAATCAATTCTTAATTTTTCTGATGGAAATCTAATATTATTTAATATAGATAAATCAATTTCACGAATAATATCACGAAATGGCCCATTAAACCATTTAATATAGAATTGTTTTAATTCGGCCAACATTTGTCTATTATGTTCATTTTTTATACCATTCCACCCCATTTCAGCAGCAATATCTTTAACTTTATTAATACTACTATAGTTTACACAATTGAATCGTTTTGATGCAATTTCTACAAATGTATCTTTACCAGATCTTGAATATCCATTTAATACTACAATTTTTAATTTTTCCATATATACTCCTTATACAATATATAGTTATTTTAACATAAATACTTATAAATGTAAAGAGTGATATTATGCCAGTATATACAGAACAAGTAAAGCGACCGGGTGAAGAACATGAATACACCATTGAACAGATAAAAGAATTAAAGAAATGTAAAGATGATATATTTTATTTCCTCACCTATATAAAAATAGTTCATCCTGATAAGGGAAGAATCGTATTTGAACCTTATGGTTATCAGAAAAAATTATTTAAATTATTGGTAGAAGAACGATTTGTAGCTTGTCTTATGGCAAGACAGATGGGCAAAGATTTAGATATTAATACACCCATTCCTACGATTGATGGGTGGAAAACAGTAAAAGATTTAAATACTGGTGATGTTATATTTGATGGTAATGGAAATCAAACACAAATAATAAATAAATCACCAGTATATAATGATCGAAAATGTTATGAGATTGAGTTTGATAACGGTGAGAAAATAATTTCATCATATACCCATTTATGGAATATAAAACACCCATATTGGAGAGACAGAAAAACAGGTGAACGATTTTATAAAACACTTGAAACCGAAGATATATATGATTTATATAACAAATATAAAAATAAATCCTTTTATATAGATTTACCAGATAGTTTGGATTTACCAAATGTTGATTTACCTATTGATCCATATATACTTGGTGTATGGTTAGGTGATGGGTGTTCTTATAATGGCGAAATATGTGGATCACATAACGATTTATTAGATATATTATCAAATATTCCAGATGATAAATTTAAAATAAGATTTAAGAAGAATGCATGTTATAAAACAATAAATGGTCTTAATAAATTATGTAATGAAAATAATTTAAGAAAAAATAAACATATACCATCTATATATCTTAGATCGTCAACACATCAACGACTTGAATTATTAAGGGGTTTAATGGATACTGATGGTAGTTGTGAAATATCTGGAAGATGTGAATTTTATCAAAAAGAAGGTGTTTTAGTAAATCAAATAATGGAATTGATAACATCTCTTGGTATAAAATGCAGAAAAAGATATAAAATTATTAATAATATTAAATATTATACAATATCGTTTTGTACATCCAAATATAGTGTTTTTAAATTAAAAAGAAAGAAAGAAAGGCAAAATAATCTTAAAGATCACCCAAAAAACTATAGATTGTATATAAAAAACATAAAAGAAGTTGAATCGAGGCCAACACAATGTATAACAGTTGATAATAAGGATCATTTGTTTTTATGTGGTAAACAAATGATACCAACTCATAATAGTCTTAGTGTCGGTGCATATGCATTATGGTATTCATTATTTAATGCGGATAAGGTTGTTGGTATTGTATCGAATAAAGAATCATCAGCTATTGATTTCTTATCCCGTATTAAAATAATGTATGAAGAATTACCTGATTGGTTAAAATGTGGTGTTGTAGAATATAATAAGAAAACCATTATTTTTGAAAATGGAACCATCATTGTAGCTGGTGCGACATCTAAAAATGCTTTTCGTGGTAAAACGGCCAATATTATCATTTCTGATGAGTTAGCATTCGTTGAAGGTGATAAAGCAGAAGATTTCTATATGTCAAACTATCCAACGATATCCGTTTCAAAATATGGTAAATTTATTGCTATTTCCACACCAAATGGTATCGGTGGTTTATTTTATGAACTATATACCGGGGCCGAAAAGAAACGTAATGAATTCGTTCCAGAGAATACAATTAAGAAACATCGGTCAAAGACGATTTGACCAAGAGTATTCAATAGAATTTTTAGGTTCATCGAATACTGTTATTGATAAAGATTCATTACTTAGATTAAGTAATCAAGATCTTCCAGACCCTATATTCAGAGGTCTTGATGGTAGATTACGGGTATATGAACGTCCTGTTGATGGTTCATACTATATTCTTGGTACAGACCCTTCTAAGGGAACTGGTGAACATGATGCTACAATTCAAGTATTAAGAATATTAAGTATGAAACCATTTAAGACCAGACAAGTAGCTGTATTTCAAGATTCAAAGACGGATACCCATAAATTTGCATATATACTCAACTCATTATCAGAACAATAT